CGGATTGACCGATGTTATGGCCGTCGGTGCTTTGACAAACGCAAGTTCAATATTGAATGCAGAGACAGGTGTTGGTGCTACGATAATCGTGTTGTCGTCCCAGAGACCGTAATACTTTGGCGTACCGGTCGAGGTACGGACAGGCCAGTAGTCTGCAATGAAGTCTACGTTGCGGTTCAGCAGGTTGATCCGAGTGCCGTTGGCTGTGATGTTTGCAGACTCGACAATCGTAAATCCGTCAGGCAGTCCGAGAAATGCGTCGGATGCGACAAGCTGTGAATACTGATGCTGGGTCAGACCTGCATCGTCGATGTCAATGGTCAGCCGTGCCTCTGCTCGTTCGATGAACTGGTCGATCTGATCGGCAAACTCTGTGCCGTCATTTTCGGTGGACTCAATAATGTTGGTCCGTAGCTGTGAATAGGTCAGTGCCATTAGTCTACTTGTCCATTATGATATGCCGGTGAACTATCGTCTGGTGTCCACGAGCCGTCAGTTGCAGATGTGTCAGCATCCGTATCTGGCCTTGGATGGTCAAGACTCGGATCATCAGTTGTGTCTACGTTCGTCATGTTCTGCGGATGGTTTACCCTATTGTACGCCCCGTCAAAACATTCTGGGCAGACCCAGACACCAACCTCTACTTCGTTACGCAATTCAATGTACTTGCACCGAAAACCGCAGCGGTCGCAAATAGCATTAGAGCGACGACCCGTTGCCATCAGAGACTACCCAGCCTCGGCCTAATAAACATAGACGTCCGCTGACGATCCTCCTCAAGAGCAAAGGCAAATGTCTCCTCGTATTGCTGTTTCAGAAAGCTGATCCGTGACGGGTCTACGCCAACACGACGGGTAGACATCTTGTACGCCAGACCGTCCACCAGAGGAGGCAAAAACCGAAACGGCAGATCGGCGGTCTGAACTGCCGATGACGTAACATCCTGAACCCGCGTCATTGCCAAAAGGTTCATCGTATAGGTCTGATCCGGCGTCGGCCAGACATACATGGTGACGCGGTCCTTGCCCCGGAGGAACGCAAACTGCGTCGGACGACCGGTCTGTGTCTTGTCCGGCAGCTTCATATAGTCCTGATAGGTGATCCGGTTCATCTCCAGATCATTGCTATTAACTTCAATAGTTGTCTGAAGACTGTCGATAATTGTGGTGTCGAGCGTATAGGATGTCTGGTCAGTAGAAAGAGTTACCGGCGTGTCAGCCAGTTTCCAGAGCAGAACGCCCCGGTTCTGCCACTCGGTCAGTAGCAGGTTCAACGCAATACGTGCCGACCGGGCCTCCTCACCACTAATCGGCTGACCACCGATCTGCTCGAAGGCCTGTTCGATTACGTCGTCAATAGCGAGATTAAATGTCGTCTGGCCTGAACTTGCCATGCTGAATCGCCTTCTCAGTTCGACGATGGACGAGATCGCGGTACGTCTTCCATGGGCACTCGTCGTAGTAGCCCTGCTTCTCCAAATTATAGGATGCAGCAGTCAACTTTGAAAGTTGTTGAACAAAGACCATTGCGTAGTCTTCTTCGACAATAGGCTCCCAGTCAGCGTCCAGATAGTCTAGTCCGTATTCGTTCGGATCGTCATCTGGATGGTACGCCATAAGCCACATATCTTCTGCCACCAGACCTTCGTTCTTGTCTTCCACATAACGGGCCAGTTCTTCAGAAGTAAGTCCTTCAACATCAGGAAGAACACAGATAAATACGTCACGACGACTAGCGGGATAAAAATCAAGAGCGTCAGTAACATCGTCCAGACCATCGCAAATACCGACAGCGACATGTCCAGCCTCCCAAGCGTCCGCCGCGAACGGGCACGGAGGCATTCCTCTAAGTTCTTCAGATGGCCGCGACAGAACTTCAGTAGTCCATCGACGAAGGTCGTTAATGTAATCACTTACGGGTCTTCTTTGCACCGGGTCTGCCTCCACGCATCATTTTCTTAGGAGGTTTTACCTTACCGCCGCCACGCATCATAGTCTTTTTCTTTTTCATCATCCGGGGTTTCATAGCCATTGTCATGCTCCTTTATCTATAAGGTGACAGTCGGCTTCAAGAATTTTATGACCGACTGAGTTAAACGCGGTTAATGCTCCTGCCGCGTATTCGTAACAAGTTTTTTCACTAGGAAATCCAGTGGTTGTAATTTCGTGAATTAAACCTGCATACATAGTTACAATAACAAAAATATAGGTCATTTTCTATGTCGCTTTGTTTTCTTTGCAATCTTTTTGGGCTGTGGGACATGCTGCTTTCCGCGCTTTGTCCCTTTCCGTTTGGCTTTGGAGGTTGCGGCGTACTCTTTTGAACTTAGGGCTTTGATAGCCTTCTCCGGAAGATAACGCTCCCCGGTCGCCTTCGGACCCTGCGTGGACGGTTTGCCCGACTTTGTCCGCCACTTCTGCTTGGTCCACTTTTTCAGCGACTTCTGTGGTTTCTTCAGGGCCATTAGCCGCGATAGCCTCCGCCTTTGGCTTTGTATTCTCGCGCCAACATCTGCGCTTTCCGTGCCGACCACTGGCCCGGTTTGCCTCCCTTACCCCCGGCTTTGATTTTCTTGAAGAGACGCTCACGCATCGCGGGTTTAGTATAGTTCCCAGCTTCATTCACCCGTGACTTGGGTTTGCCACCAGCTTTCATACGTACCGGTTTCTTTTTGGCAGGGCCGCGAGTTACCTGCTTGGAAATGTTTGACCTGCGGACCGCCATTACGATACCAGTGTATCATTCTTGATGTAGATCATCGAAAAGTTTGCAGAAATAAGGTTGTTTGATCCAGAAGATACTGCTCGTACTTCTAGGTCAGTTTTTTCTGGTACTGAGATTGGATAGCGTATAAGAAAATCTGCAACGCCGCCGGAGCCAAGAGTTTGTTTCATCATAACTCGAAACACACCACCCTGTGTACGCTGGACAATTTGAGCAGTGATGTATTGGTTAGCGTTAGTCGTGCCAGTAGCAATGTTGACATGATCTAAAAATCCTGTGTATCCGGCAGGAACAGTCCACATAGCCATCAGCGTCTGGTTCTCACCGAGGGTAATACGGGCATATGTTGTCCCACCATTGGTGATATTCAAGTTGCCAGTCGGTGCCTGTGATCCGCTGACATAGGCACGAAAGACACGAATAAATGTCTGTGTGGTTGTGGCTGTACCAGCACCAGCAAGAGTTACTTCCTGACTAACCTCGTTATAATCTTCGTCTAGACCAAAGACTATTACCTTTACACCGTTATCATTTGCTGGTGTACCTGCATCTGTAGTTACAGTCATGGCAACCGCAGAGCCGGGGTAAGCATAGATACCACCTACATCCCAGACAGTTTCTTCTGTACCGTTTATGTCTGGATTAAAGCCAAACTTAAAAACTGTCTTATGAAACGCAATCTGATTCCGAACAACCTGCAACTCCCACGGCTCGTACGTACCGACGCGGGTGATGGATGATGGCGACAATCCGCCGTTCAATTTGATTTGAGATGTCATCGTTTCGTTTCCATTAGAATTTCCAGCTTAGTCTCAATCCGAGCGAGTCGGTCAGACATCTCTGAAATTTTAATTGCTGATCCGGGAGGCAGGATTTCTGCGGATTCAAGTCGATCTTCAACTGCGGCCACGCGACCGGCAATGTTGGCCCCGAACCATACTCCTCCGGCAAGTTGGACGAGGATAATAACAACGGTGGCAATAGGAAGATTGATGCTATCCATGATGTTACCATTTCACCTTATCGGCCCAGTAGGCTGCGGACATCTTACCCTTCTTGATATTCTTGGCATGACGCGCCTTGAAGGATTCACGTCGCTTACGGTACGAGGCAGACTCACCAGATTTTTTTGGTGAGCCGCTGACGCCTTTCTGTCCAAACCGGATTAGCTTTACTTTGCTACCTTCCTTGGCAAGGACAGCATGAGACTTCTTGGCATGACCGGGGGTACGTTTTGGCTTATTGTACCCGGAGAACTTTTCGCCTCGGTAGTCAATAGCCATTAGCCGTACTGAACTGCAACCGTGGAGGCTGTCGTCGGGACGGAGACATTGACGACACCGTCAAAACGGACGCCAAAGTCTTCGATATAAATCTGGGCGGCGTCATTAGCAGTGGTGTTGACAAACTTGATCTTGGTTGTAGACGTGCCATCAACAATATCATTGATGGTGAACGTGCCGACGCCAGTTGCGTGGACGCCGTGAATACGGGTGTCGGTCAGGGTAGCGTCGTTCTCCACCTTGAGGAGAGGACCGCCTACGGTCGAGACAAACGACACAAAAGCATAGTTGATGTTAGTAGCCATTACAAGTCCTTCAATAAAAAGGGGAGGCCAGTCTCCCAGCCTCCCCGATTATCACACACGGAAATCCGCTTAACAAGCAGCGATTAGCTACCTGCCGAGCCGAAGTAACCGCGCCAGTCAGAGACACCGAAGCTGTAACGCTCCCGAGCCTTGAACCGGAGATTACCCGTGTCGAAGTCTTCTTCCATCTTCGTCTGAAGCGGCGTACGGTTGAACATTTTCGCACCGTTCGGCACATCAGTCTTGACGAAATAGCCGTTCGTGTCGGTGAAACGACGGTTGACGAAGTAACCGCCCGGAACAGCACCCATCGCACGAATGGCGTTGATGTCGTTCTTGGCAAAGTTATTCGTGCCGTTCGTTGAACCCGGAGACATGAGAATCTTCTCAGCGGTGAACTGGAGGGCCGGGGGGATGTGCAGAGACACAGCACCCGCGCCGATCAGAATACCACGATCATCCTTGATAAGCTGGATGTTCGTAAGAATGGTCTCCATAGCAGCCTCGGACAGGTCCGAAGCAGCGGCAAGGTTAGACTGGGTACCGTCACCGATGGTCGGATGATCGGCACTGAAGAATGCCTGACCGTCACCGATGGCGTAGTCACCAGCCGCGAAGCCGTTGTTGAAGATGTCGGCAGCTTTCACCTGCTTGGTGTTCGCCATCGCACGGGCCAGACCACGGGCACGAACCTTCGAGAAGGTGTCATACAGATTGTCTTCCATCGCTTCCTCAGTGACTGAGAAGGCGAGAGCGACAGTCTCGTGGTTGTAACGTGCGGTGTACGATTCCTGTGCAGTGTCAAACTGAACAGCCGAACCTTCGGTCTTGGTCGGAGCCGAGCCGAAGCCGGTGAAGAGAACTTCCTCTTCAAAGCTGCGGTCCGAGTTCTCGACGTCGAACAGAGGAACATGCTCGTCGTTTACATCACCATACTCAACACCGAAGACAGCGTTGAGGCCGGGGAGCAGTTCCTTTGCAATATTACTGCGGTTAATAGCCATTGTTAATTACTCCCCTTAGTTTTCATCATGCGATGATACATCGGCATCTACATGCTGAACGATACGGACTTCAACCTTCGGATTCGCATCCGAGAAGGCGTTACCCGGCTCGTCGTAGATGTCGAGGACACGCACCATGCCAGTGGTTTGCTGACGGCTGGTTGCGATAATACCGAAGCCGGAAATACCGGTCACGGCAGAACCCGCACCAAGCGTCACGTCAAAGTTCAGGTTGATGTCGCCAACGGACACGGAGGCGTCGGCCTGAACAATGTAGGTAGCTGCCGGATCGTCAACGACAAACGCCGTCACGTTGCCAACAGCCGAAGAGACACCACTCGGATAGTAGTTCGAGAAAGTGGGCTGCTTCGTTACAGGGTCAATGTACTCACAACCCTGAAAGGCACCCGTGCTGTAGCTTCCAGCAGAGGTGATCGGTTCAATAAAGCCACCGTCCAACTTAACGAGGTCACCGTAGAAAATGTTGCTGCCAAAGGCGTTGGCAACACGATAACGGCTGGAACCGGTGCTGTTCGCACCAGACCCACGACGACGCGAGGGGACGAAGCCATTAAGTGCTTTCGACAAAGCCATAATGTTACTCCTTAATCATTAAAGGAAGGCGTCCTTCCCTTAGTTACAGATGATTTGGAGGTGTTATGGATCGGCATGGCTGAGTTTGACTGACGCATCAACTGAGCATTTACGTTATCCATCATCGTCCGGGATCGGTTCTCGTAGAACTCCTGTCTGCTTTGCATACGCTTGGCAGAAGCTTTTGCGAGAGCAACGTCACCACGGACAATGCAACCTTCAAATCGGCCCTCGTCCACGACACGAGAATTAGCCATCATTTCTGGTACATCGTTCGGTTCGACAAAGGACCACCCATCGTTCTGTCGGTCGCCTACGTTCTTATAGTCGTCCTGTCCGTTGATCATAATACGGACCCAGCGAAGTACTAGGCCTTGATCTTTGAACCGGTCAATTACAGAATCGGGAATTGACAACCAATTAGGTTCGGTGAACTCATCATCAAATCGTTCTTCGGTCTTGCGACCACCATCAACTCGACTCGTACGTGTTTTACTTTCACTCATGTTTTCGTCCTCCGCGTTAACCGACATTGATGGACGTATAGTCGCCCATCGCCGTCGCTTTTTCGGCCTTCGCCTTTTCTTTGGCGTACCGCTCAAGTGGGATGTTCCACTTCTTGGCAAGTTCGATATCGTCACGGGTCAGCTTGACCTTACGATTACCTTTCTTGCCGCCGGTAGAATCGGGAGACTTACGCGACTGTCCCCCTACCACTTGCTCCTTGGGTGACGAGGCAGGAGCAGCCCCGAACTTGTTAGGAAGTTCAGCACGTAGTCGCTTATCAACTTCCTGATAGAAATCGTTCGATGTCGGATCGTAGCCCTCGTTCTTGAGGTTGGCGTCAATGGCAAGTGCCGCTGCCGTTGCTACCTGATCCTGACCGAACCACGTATTCTTTTCAGCCCACTCAACAGCTTTCGGATCGTATGCCGGTTGCTGCTGCTGTGCCGCTACTTGATTATTATAGGCCTCGGCCTGTTTTACAAGGTCGGTAGAATACTTCTCAACGTCTTGACGACCCTGCCGGACCAAACTGATATTCTGCTTGGCATCGAACATAGCTTCTTGAGCGGCCAACATAGCTTCTTTGTCGCCGTCATCGTAAGCCCGGAGATATGCCTGACGAGCCATCTCAGACTTTTCCCGAAGCTGTCGTTCAGTAACGTCATAGTTTTTCTTAAAGACTTCGGCATTCTTCTGCTCCGTATCTTGCAGTCGGGCCTGTAGTGCGGCCAGTTCCTGCTGTTGGGCAATGATCTGCTCTTCACGTTCCTTACGCTGCCGGACTAGCTGTCGGATTCGTTTCTGTGCCCCGTCGGTGTCAACACCTTCAAGTTCCGGAGCAGCTTCGACAGGATCAGGATCGGGGGCGGACTCGTCCACCTCGACGACAGCCTCATCTGTATCTTCAGACTCATCGACAGCCTGTACAGGTTCAGCTTTCTCTTCTGTAGCTGTTGCTTCCTCCTCAACTTCGTACTCTACTTTGTCGTCGCTGTCTCGTGCAGCTTCGACATCAACTTCATTCCAATCATCATCGGCCATGACCGATTCCTCCATAGTTTACGCCTATGAGGCGATGTTAAACATCGGATCAACATCCGAGGGGTCTTCAATCTTCATGATGATCTGGTCATCGTAAAGCATGATAAGGTTTACGCCCTTATATCGAAGTTTGTTCCCGTTCATCTTCCCGTAGCAGACAAGGTCTCCTACCTGACACCACGGGCCGAGCGGGAACTTCTCGTCGTCCCGATAGGCCAGATCACCGACGGCCAGTACACGGCCAACAGTGGTCAGGTAGTTGATGTCATCTTGGAATGAATCTGGGAGTAGGATAGAACCCTTCGTCTTGCCCTGAACTTTCAGAGGCCTGATGAGGAGTCGGTATCCGGGGATTGTGGGGAGCGGGGACGGGTCCGCAATGTCTTCGTCCTGTGCCCAGTCGGCATTACTGATAGCACCTGCCATCTTTGGTTCCATGACCATTAGTCGTCTTCTCCTTCCGCTGTACGTTTCTGGATTTGTGCGACCAAATCCCGACACCACTTCAGTCCTGAAATGGTGCCTACGTATTGACGATAGGAAGAATAGTCCTCTGCGCCATTGGACCCAAGGAGTTTTTCGTACTCCACAATCTGGGCTTCTATTTGTTTCTTGATGTCTTCAAAGTACATAGGTTCTCCGTTACGTGGG